AAAAATGTATATCAATGGAGTTCAAGAAACATCATTTAGTACAGAAACATATCCATCACAAAATACTGATTTAGCACATTATAATAAATCTGAATTTTGTGATGGATAAGTTTCTGTAACCCAACTTGTAACTTGTTCTCCATTTATCCAAAATTTCATTCTATTTGTATTAGTTGCTTGTGCTGTATCTACTTGTTGCACAATATGATACCATCCATTTACATCTCTATATTTTGCAGTGCTATTAAATTCAATTGTAGAACTAGGATTTTGTTGAAAATATAAAGTGCTACCAAATATTAACCACACATATCCACTACCATCATCTGAACCCCATATAGCTTTACCAGAAGCAAACTGAGATTTTTTAACCCAAAAACTTACTGTAAATTTTTTTCTGTTACTATTTGTAGAAAAAGTTCTTGTTAATTTTGTACTAGCCATTAGTTAAATTGTCCTCCACCTGTTGCACCGAAGCTAGAAGTTAAACTAAATTGTCTATCTGCTGTTTGACCTTCAGCATCGGTTGCTCTTAAAGTAAATGTATACGTTGTTGCAGTGGTGCTTGAACCACCGAAGTCAGTAGTTGTTATCACACCTGTTGTAGAATTTAAAGAACAATTTGCCTGTGCAGCATTAGTTAATACTGAAGTTGTCTCTGAATAAGTGATTGCTGAATCTGAAGTTGCTGCAACGGTTGCAACGGTTCCTGAAAAATCTCCTGCAATAGTACCTAATGTACCTGCAGCAGTTGACCAAGTCGGTGCATCGGATACCGTTAATAATGCTGTAGATGATCTAACAGCTAAACCGTCATTGTTTTCAATTCTAATATAATAAGTTCCATCAGTTGTTAATGTAAAATTACAAGTAAGTGAAGTTGCATTATTAAACGTAACACTATCTGCAGGAGTGATTACTCCAGTAGTTGAGATTGCTTCAACAACAGGTATTGATACAAATTTAGTTCCTGTAATTGTAATAGATGTTTGAGCATTAGTAATTGTGTCTGGTGAAATAGATGTAAAAGTTGGATTATTTAAAGATGTAACTGATTCACCATTTAAGATTTTATTTACTTTTACTTCGCTCATTATGTTACTAAGTCCCAAGTTTGTGTTGATTCATTCCAAGTATAGTTGTTATCATCATCTGGATAAGCAACAGGTGCTTCCCATTGACAAGTTGTTTCATTTAATAACCAAGAGTTAAAAGGTTTAGGTGCAATAAAAGCATCTCTTGTTTGGTCATATTTAAAACCAACACCAGCATAATTTTTTCTAAAAGGTGTACCATCTAATATATGTACTCCACCTCTTGTATTGTAAGAAGTTTGAACCCAAACATCATTTGTTCCATAAAAATTGTTTAAAAAATCTATTCCAGCTTGTTCAGTAGTTGCAACATTGTTATTTACTACATCTACTTGAATAACTTTATTTCCTACTCCTAATTTTGCAAAATGTGCCATAATATTTTCCTATGCTGTGTAAGTTCCATTTCCTGTAAATTTAATAATTGTATCTGTTCCATCTGTAGTAACAGTTGGAGAACCAGTTGTTGTGCCAGAATAATTTGCTGTTGCTACTCTTAAAATAACAACTCCACTTCCTCCAGTACTACGAGTAGTGTTATGTCCACCACCGCCTCCGCCTCCGCCAAGACCATCTGTACCATTTCCAGGAGCTGTAAAATCTCTACCACCAGAACCACCACCACCTAAACTTCCAGCAGTACCACCGCCAGAACCTCCAACATTACCAGTTCCTCCACCAGCATAATAAGTATTAGTTCCTGTTATTGCATTTTGTAATCCAGTTCCACCAGCACCACCAGCTCCACCAGAACCATTACCACCAACAGCACCTGCTCCACCACCACCACCACTACCATAATTTGGTGTAGAACTACCTTGACCACCATCATTTCCTTGACCAACAGTACCAGAACCACCAACTGTAATAGGTATTCCTCCAGCACCTCCGCCTCCAGAACCACCATCTCTACCTATAAAACCGCCATTAGCACCACCACCGCCTCCAAAAGCTGTAATTGTTGTAATACCAGTACCAGATAAAGTACTATCTCCTCCATCATTACCATTTGTACTTTGAGCAACTGCTGCACCTCCAGCTCCTACTACTGCTGTATATGTAGAGCTTATAGTAAAATCTATTGTACTAGTTCCATAATTAGATAACATACCTCCAGCACCACCAGCTCCAGCACCAGAAGAACCAGAAGCACCTCCAGCTACAACCAAATATTCTGCTGAATAGGCTTGACTGTTTGGTACATCATCATCAACATTTGGTATCCAACCTTTTGTTGCTCCAGAGTATACTATATCAACTGATTGACCGTTAGTATTATAAACTACATTTGTAGTTCCACCTTGAAAATTTAAACTGTTAGTGTTTAGAGTAACTGCATTCGTTGCCCAATTACGTGCGTAGTCTGTAAAAATAATTTGATCTCCGACTGAAGCTGAAGCAGGAAGTGTAATAGTACAAGCATTAGATGTTGTATTAATCCAATAACCTTTACCAGCTTCTGCTGTTAATGTTGTTCCAGTTACAATAGTTGATTGCCAAGATGTACCTGTTTCAATTGTTGTAGATCCTCCTAAAGATACAGAAGATCCATTAATAGTGATTGCTGAGTTTGCTAATTTTGCATTTGTAACTGAACCATCTGCTAAAGTTAAAGTACCACTAGATGCATCAAATGTTGCACCTGCTGGGATAGTAATTGTATCACCAGATTCACCAAGAGTATCCTGCTAATACTCCTGAATCTAATGTTTGATCATCAGAAATTGTTGAGTTGTGAGTATTAACAAATGTTTGTGCTGTCATTCCTGCAGAAGGTGTTCTTGATGCAGGTAATGTACAAAATACTGTTTTAGTACCAGCTGAAAAATCGACTAAAGCGTCAGAATTAGATGAAGAAATAATAGTTGTTCTAGATAAAGTATCAGGTGTTGCATCGGTTACAGTTCCAATACCAACTTCAAATTCTGTAGTTCCATCATTAGAGATTGCATAGTAAGTGCTATTACCTGTTCCAACACCAGAAACAAAACTTTCAAAACCCGTTTCAGCACCGGCTAAATCGAACGTACCGGTCCCTGTCGTAGTAGATGTTTCTTTTACTCTATCGTTGAGTGCAAATGCCATTACTATTTCCTTTAATTATTACGCGTCGCCAAGTCTAATGATAGCATTAGAAGAATCAGCAGTTGGAAACTGAACAACGAAATCACCGTTAGTTGCAGTTTTTGTTCCGCCAAAGTCTAGAACTAATACAGCTTCATTACTTGAACCTTTATAAATCAGTGCTCCTGTTGCTGATAACGTTACAGAACTAAAAGTAGAATCTGCAAAGTCAACGTATGCAATGTTACTTGATATCGCTACACCATTATTAGTTAAAGTATTACCACCCGCTGTATAGTTTGTACCAGATGAAGAAACTTCATTAGTAGTTGTATAAGCAGTTGTTGCAGTACTAAAACCAGCTTGTGTTGTGTAAAGTGCAAGTTTAAAAGTTGATCCACCAGATGAATCAAAATCAAACGTACCACCAAGTAGGTCTGTTTTAAAAGAGTCAGGTACTATATTTGCCATTTAATTGTCTCCTTAAATTATGATGGTGATTCAGATTTAAGGGGAGTACGAATGGTTCCATCTTCCCATTCATCCCGGCGTCTTCGACCTTGTTGTTCGATCGCATACGATTGTAAAGCTCTTTTAAAAGATCCTTCGTAGTATTGTAACATATCTACAGGACCTTTCAAGTATCCATATGCTTCTACCAGACATCCATACAAAAGTAAATCCTGATATTTATTAGATGTATAAGTTCCTTGTGTACTTCCTGGTGAAGCTGTTATTGAATCTGGTTGTTTTGTATAAGCTAAAGTTATTAAATTAGTGCTATTGGGTGTAGGTGCTACTACCCAATAATTAGCGTCCCAATTACCATAATATTTTGGAATACCTGAAGCTGTTCCTGGAGTATTATAATACTCAGCCATAAAACTTGTATCTCTTTTTTCTAGAAAAGTTTGTTTATTATTAGAATCTGTTAATTGAACGTATCGAATAAATCTTAAATCAGAGGGTATAGTTACATATCGACTACCAGCTGCTAAGTTTGAAGTAGCATAAAATCTATTGTCATCAGAATCTGCATCTCTGTAAATTCTGTTTTCAGCATTTTTAATAATTGTTGTTAGAATAGTATTAGATAAAACAGAATCATCTACTTCTGTATAGTTTCTAATATCATCTTGTAAGTTTATAAGTGTGTAAGCCATAATTATCCTTTATTATTTAATGGGCCAGCTGTACAGTTTTCTCCTCCTCCATCATAGCTGCCAAACACAGTACTTCCATTTCCATTAAATAAGTTATAACCGTTTGTGCTATTTAAAGAAAGTACTTTTCTTGAAAAATAAATTTTTGCTCCTGCAGAATGCGCACTTGCTGTAGTATTAGCAGGTGTTATACCTCTAAATGGAACATTTGTTCCTCTAGTTAATCCAGAAAATGTTTTACCTGGTAATACATCTCTGGATGTATATCCAATAACTTCATTTTCAAAAAGTCCTGTATCAGAATTTATTTTTTCAATTATTAAAAATCCACCCGTAGTGTCTGTTGTAGATAAAGTATCAACTGTTGTTAAAGTAGTAGCTGAAGCTGTTATATCTGCCGCAAGTGTCGTAGACATTTCTAAAGTTTGAACAGTTGCTGCAACTGATATTAAAGTGGTATCTATTGTTCCTATCCCTGACGTTGCAGTTAATCTTACCTGATCATTTACTTGTATCCTACTATTAGGATGATTAACAACTATTTTAGATGTTAAACCTGAAGGTAAATTAAATGGATCTGTAGTTAATAAATCTGCCGTTGCAGGTTCAACTCTTGCAGGTCTTGCATTCATTAATCCTTGAGGATCACCTGTAAATCTTGTTGGTTGAATCTGTGGTTGTTTAGCTTCAAATTCTGAGTTATGTACAAAACTTCCATCCCATTCAGTTACCATTTCATTATAAGGAAATGCCATACCTGATCTATCGGA